TAAATATGTATCAGCAGCTTTATTAAGTGGTAACACAATCGCAAATGGTTTAATCGAAGTAAAACCAAATGTAAAGTTTAAAGAAGTATTAAAAAGAGTATCAATTGATGGTATTACTGCTAATGCATCTTGTGACTTTTCAGACACTTCTACTTTAGATTTAACTGAAAAAATTCTTGAACCAAAAGAATTACAAGTAAATTTAGAATTATGTAAAACTCCATTCCAATCAGATTGGGAAGCAGTATCAATGGGTTATTCAGCACACGATAACTTACCTAAAACTTTTTCTGATTACTTTATTGGACACATTGCTGCTAAAGTAGCTGAAAAAACAGAGCAAGATATTTGGTCAGGAACTGCAGGAGCAGGTTCATTTGATGGTTTTGCAACTTTATTAGCTGCAGATGCTGACTTACCTGCTGCAAACGAAGTAACAGGAGCTACCGTAACTGCTGCGAATGTAGTAGCTGAATTAGGAAAAGTAGCAGACGCTATTCCAAACGCATTATATGGTTCTGAAGATTTATACATCTATGTAGCACAAAATGTATTCAGAGCATACAAAAGAGCATTAGCTGCAACAAACGGAAGCATTCAAGGTAACAACCAAGACATCAACATCGAGTATTTTGATGGCATTAAGGTTGTTATGGCAAACGGATTAGCAAACAACACAATGGTTGCTGCTGAAAAGTCTAACTTATTTTTCGGTACAGGTTTAATATCAGACCACAACGAAGTTAAGGTTTTAGATATGGCAGATTTAGACGGTTCTAAAAATGTTCGTTTCATAATGAGATATACTGCAGGAGTACAATATGCAGTTGTAGAAGATATAGTTACTTACGGAATTGTAAACGGAGCTAACTAATAATTAATTAATAATCAATAGAAAAGGGTGGGTAAAATAACCTACCCTTTTTTATTTAAAACACTATAAAAAAATGGCTTGTACATTAACATCAGGAAGAAGTTTACCTTGTAAAAGTTCTGTAGGTGGTTTAAAAGCAGTTTATTTTGCAGATTATGGTACATTGGGAGATGTAACAGAAACGGCAGGAGAAGTAACTGCAATCACAGGAACACCAACACTTTACAGATACGATATTAAAGGTAATTCATCTTTAGAAACGGCAATCAATAGTTCAAGAGAAAACGGAACTACATTTTACACACAAACTTTAAACTTAACTTTACCTGTTTTAGATAAAGCAACACAAGAAGAGGTTAAAATTTTAGCAGCAGGAAGACCACATATCTTTATTGAAGATTATAATGGTAATTTCTTTTTAGTAGGTTTAGAGCACGGAGCAGAAGTAACAGGAGGTACTATCGTAAGTGGTGCTGCAATGGGAGATTTAAGTGGATTTACTTTAACGTTAGAAGGTCAAGAAATTGCACCTGCACCATTTGTAACTGCATCAGTAGTAACAGGAGCAACAGAAGGCAGTCAAATTGACCCTAATGCATAATTGTTTTTAATTTAATTGTTTTTAAAAAGGGGTAGCTTAACGGTTACCCTTTTTTTTGGTTTAAACAATAAATATTGTAGTTTTATTTGTAATATATATATGAAGCATTTGTTTCCAACATCAGACGAACAAACTATAAAAATTATACCAAGAGTATATACAACTTCTATTGTTTTAAAGTTAAGAGATGATAGTAGTAATGAAATAGTTTCAATAACACCAACATCAAATATAGTTAAGGGTTATTTAGAAATAACAAGTGTATTTGATTTTAAAGAAGGTAGATTTTACGATTTAAAAGTTATTGATACTACAAACGACCAAATTATTTATAGAGATAAAATATTTTGCACTGCACAATTAACAAGCCAAGCAAACAATGAATATTATTCTGTAAATAAAGATGAATATAAGCCTAAAAGTGGCAATAATGACTTTATAATATTATGAGTAAACGTATAAATAAATACAGAAGTAATATAACACAACCAAAAGGTAAATCACAAATTAGCTTTGTAAATTTATCTACATATACTTCACCTGAAATTGTAGAAAATAAGCATAAAGAATGGGTTGAGTTTGGTGCTGATAATGATTACTTTAAATTCTTAATTGATAGATATCAAGGTAGTCCTACAAACAATGCAGTTATCAATGGTATTAGCCAAATGATATATGGTAAAGGTTTAGATGCAACGAATAGTTCAAAGAAGCCTGAATCCTATGCAGAAATGATTTCTTTATTTAGAAAAGATGTTGTTAGAAGATTAGCCTACGATTTAAAATTAGCAGGACAATGTGCGATACAAATTATTTATTCTAAAGATAGAAAGAAAATAGCAAAGGTTGAGCATATGCCAATTGAAACACTACGTGCTGAAAAGTTAAGTGGTGATGAAAAAGAAGTACAAGCATTTTATTATCATCCTGATTGGGTTAATTTAAAGCCTTCTGATAAACCTTTACGCATTCCTGCTTATGGTATATCAAAAGAACCGAAACCAATTGAAATAATGTACGTCAAGCCTTACGAGATAGGAATGTACTATTATAGTACTCCTGATTATCAAGGTGGTTTACAATATGCAGAATTAGAAGAAGAGATATCTAATTACCATTTAAATAATATAATGAATGGATTAGCACCAAGTATGTTAATCAATTTTAATAATGGTATACCTGATGAAGAAAAGCAAACGTTAATTGAAAATAAAATTAAAGGTAAGTTTTCGGGTAGTTCAAATGCAGGTAAATTTATATTAGCATTTAACGATAATAAAGAAAGTGCTGCAGATATTACACCTGTACAATTAAGTGATGCACATAACCAATACCAATTTTTAAGTGAAGAAGCACAGAAGAAAATAATGGTAGCACATAGAGTAACAAGTCCAATGTTATTAGGTATAAAAGACAATACAGGTTTTGGTAACAATGCTGATGAAATGCGTACTGCTTCTGTGTTAATGGAGAATACTGTTATAATGCCTTTTAGAGAACTTTTAATTGATGCCTTTGATGAAATACTATCTTTCAATAATATTAGCTTAAAACTATATTTTAAAACTTTACAACCATTAGAATTTATTGATTTAGATAATGTAAAAGACAAAGAAACAAGAGAAGAAGAAACAGGTGTTAAAATGTCTAAAGTATTTTCTGATTTAGAAGAATTTGGAGAAGATGAAGATTTAGAAAATTGGGAGTTGATTGATGAACGTAAAGTTGATTATGATACTGAAGAAGAATTAGATGCTGAAATAAATAAGTTAAACCAAAAGAAAGAAAGTTTACTATCTAAAATTTGGAACTTTGCAACAACAGGAACTGCAAGACCAAATGCAAAAAGCGAACAAGATGGTCAAAATGAAGAGGGTTTAAATTTTAAAGTACGTTATCAATATGCACCTTTATCAGCATCGTCAAATAGTAGAGACTTTTGTAAGAAAATGGTAGCAGCTAAAAAGATATACCGCAAAGAAGATATACAACAAATGAGTCAAAAAGCAGTTAATGCAGGTTGGGGTTTAAATGGTGCTGATACTTATGATATTTGGTTGTACAAAGGCGGAGGTGACTGCCATCATTTTTGGATGCGTAAAACATATATGGCAAAAGGTAAAAACTTAAAGCCTAATGTTGGTAATCCTAATGCTGAAATAAGTGTAAACAAGGCTAAAAAAGAGGGTTTTAAACCACAAGTAAATGAAAAGGAAGTTGCTATGCGACCAACAGATATGCCTAATAATGGATTTGTAAATAAAAAGAGATAGATGGCAATAGTTTATAGACATAGAGATAATTTAAGTAATGTATTCTATATAGGAATAGGTAAGAATGAAAGCAGAGCATTTGATTATTTAAATAGAAGTGATTTTTGGAAAAGATATTCTAAAAAATATGGGGTTAATACTGAAATTATAGCTAAAGATATTGATTACGATACTGCAAAAGAATTAGAAATGCTTTTAATATCCGAATATGGTAGGAGAGATTTAAAAGAGGGTAATTTGGTTAATATGACCGATGGAGGAGATGGTTCTATTGGTAGAAAGCAATCTAAAGAAGAAATTAAAAAAAGGGCAAATTCATTGATTGGTAAAAAAAGAAATGAAAAAACCAAAAAGAAAATGAGCGAAGTAAGAAAGGGTATGACTTTTTCTGAAGAGCATAAAAAAAACTTAAGTATATCTCATAAAGGTATTGTAAGTAGTAATGCAAAAAAAGTTAAAAATATAGATAGTGGAAAAGTTTATGTAAGTTTAAGAAGTGCGTGTATGCACGAAAATCTTAATTACAAAGCAGAACATATGAGAATGTCGAGAAATCCAATGTCTAAAAAAAACAAATTAATATATATATAGTATGGCAAAAGCATTGTTTATTTCAAGAACCGATTTGGTAAAAAATAGCATACTTGATGGGAATGTGGATACATCGAAGTTTATACAATTCATCTCTATTGCACAAGAAATCCATATCCAAAACTATTTAGGTACAAAGTTATATGAACGTATTGAAAACGATATTTTAAATAATACATTAACGGGTGATTATGAAGAATTAGTTACAAAGTACATACAACCTATGTTAATACATTATGCTATGGTAGATTATTTACCATTTGCAGCATATCAAGTTAAAAATGGTGGTGTATTTAAACACAATAGTGAAAATGCAGAAACAGTTGCTAAAAAC